TTGCTTGACAGCTTAAAAGCCAGAATACAAGAAGTAAAGGAGAGATTGAAAAAATGATAGATTTTGGAAAAATACAGGCGGATGCTGTAAAAAACATTTGTAAGTCAAAAATTACAGGCAAAGCAGCGGACTATAGAATTTATAGTGCTATCACGATAGACGGAAATAATTATATACCGCTTATATATAAAGGGATATCAATATATTTGATACCTGAGAAGTACTATTTACTGAGCCAGGCGCTTGTCGGAGTCGGTAACACGAGGGTAGATGATATTTTCAAAAATGCGGAGACTGCAGACCAGCTGACAGATACAAAGGTAATAAAGATTCTCCCGGACGGAAGACAGCTGAAAGAATTTAAGACGAAAGATGGTAAATCAATTTTTGTAGATGAGAAACTTATAAAACCGTTCGGGCAAGGCCTAAGATATTATGCCGGTGAAAATAGCGACATCGTTTACATAAAAGAGGTTGAGGAGTTTTTAGGATTAGCGTTTGCTACACGAGTAAAGGAGTAGGAGTAATGGAGGAACGTACAGTTTATCGTTGCGAAATATGCGGTAGTGACTTTAGCGACCGTAAGCAAGCGAAAAAGTGTGAGGAAGGTCATAAGACCGGTCTTGTGGTTGAAAAAGCAGAGTACAACCCTTGCGGCTGGGTAAATCATGGCTTTCCTAGAATGGTTATTTTAAAGTCAAAAGATGGAAAAACAGCAATATACAGGACGGTGCTTAACGAATGACAAGAAAAGAGATTTTAGCAGAAGCAGAGAAGTGCGTATGCAGTGACAGAAATTTACAGTACGGAGAGCCGGAGGATAATTTTCTAAGAATAGCAACGCTTTGGAATGCGTATCTTGGGAAAATGTATGTGACATCATACGATGTGGCTGTGATGATGTGTCTTTTCAAAATTGCAAGACTGCAAGGCAGTGCATTTGAAAGCGTTGACAGTTGGATAGACCTGATAGGATACGCTGCATGCGGTGGTGAAATAGCTACAAGGGGTATAGAGCATGAGTAGTGATAAAATTTCAGAAGCTTATCAGGAGCTAAACAAGATGTTAAAGCAAAGGAGGATTAGATGGCGATACAAAAAGATATAGTGATAAATCGCAAGGAGTATCAGAACATAAGAAAGATGGACCATAATCAAATGAATTTGTATTTGCAAGAGATATACAAGAGTGGCTACGCTGAAGGAGTAAAGTCCGTACCGGGAATAGATATAACGGAAATACAAAAGGTTCTTTTAAGTATAAAAGGCCTAGGAGAGAAGAGGGTGGCTGACATATTGGAGGCACTGGAGAAGGAGTTGGCATGATTGAAGGACTGGCAAGGCAAATATTACAGCATTACGGAATGCTGCATCAAAAATCTAAGACAATCGAAGAGCTTGCAGAGCTTATAGTGGCTTTGCAGAAAGATATCCTTAAAGGCAAGGAAGAGCACTCAAGGGCGGTGCTTGAAGAGATAGCAGATGTTAAAATTATGCTAATGCAGATGCTTTTTGATGAAGATGATGAGGAGTTTGTTGAGAAAATAATGCGGCAAAAGCTTGATAGACAACTGAGAAGGATTAAGGCGGAAAAAGACAGCAGTAAAGCATGTAAAAATTGTGTGTGGTACAAAGAACAATTCGAGCACGCAGGGGTATGTGTTTGCACAAGAAGCGACCAATGCGGGGACTTTGTAGATGATAAGATGATATGCCCAGAATGGGAGAGAGGGTGAAAAATGACAGCAAAAGAATATTTAAGGCAGTTGAAAACCTTAGACAACATGTTAAAAGCTAAACTCCTAGAACAAGAACGAATGGCCGCATTGACAACAAAAGTAAATGCAGGATTTAGCGAAAGAGTGCAAGGTGGAGGCAGTGGTGGAATAGAAAATGCTGTAATAAAAATGCTAGAGCTAAAGGAACAGATAAATTTAGATATCATAAAGCTGATGGAATTAAAGTCTGAAGCAAGGGGGTTGATTGACAAGTTGCCGGATGACAAGCACAAGATAATATTGTCAATGTATTATGTCTCCGATATGACCTTTGAAATGATATCGGATGAAACGCATTACTCAGTTGGGGCGGTGCATAAATTCTATAGGAATGCCCTGAAAAAATTTGAAGATTTGTACTATTCCGAAAAGAGTGAAAAAAATGAATAAAAATGAAAATGAATCTATGATATAGTGTATACGTGAAAAGTTTAAAAAAGCAAGTATACTTTTTCATATGACCTCCTTTTTAGGGTTTGAGAGCGGGCGGGCATTTTACCGCTCTCAATTTGAGGATAAATCGTTGTAATGAACCTCTAAGCTATTTTTCAATTAAGACAGTCAAGTGTGGCTGTCTTTTTTCGTATGCAGAAAGGAGCTGATGATATATCAAATTAACATTAAAACAACAGAGATTTGCTGATGAATATATCATCAGTGGAAATGCTACAGATGCAGCCATAAAGGCAGGGTACAGCAAGAAGACGGCAAGAAGCATAGCTGATGAAAACCTGACAAAACCTGACATAAAAACCTATATTGACGAAAAACTTAAAGAGTTATCAGACAAAAAGATTGCAGACCAACACGAGGTCCTTGCGTACCTTACTTCAGTGCTCAGAGGCGAAACACAATCAGAGATTGTAGTCGTTGAGGGGCAAGGCGAGGGGGTGAGCAGGGCTAAGCCTATGCAGAAAGCTCCTGATGAAAAGGAAAGGCTAAAGGCTGCAGAGCTCTTAGGCAAGAGGATGGGGCTGTTTAAAGAAAGAATTGAGCTAAGCACAGATGAGCCTAGCAAGAAGCTATCCGACATACTGGATCAGCTGGGAGGTGAGGGCCTTGAAGAGTAGCTTCCCGCTTTCTGATAAGTATATCGACTTCATAAATTCAACAAAGGGAGTCAATGCAGACTTTCTGGAAGGTACAACGGCATCAGGTAAAACTACAGTCGGTGCCGGAGTAAAGTTTATGAAGATGGTAAGTGCTAGCAAAAAGAAATCGCATATCATAGCGGCAAAAACTACCGGAGTTGCAGAGAAGAACATCATACAGCAGGATAACGGAATATTAGACATACACAATACCGCTGTTTACTGTGGTAACGGAGATAAAGATAACAAGATACCTCATATAAAGTTTGAGGGCAAAATAATATATATTCTTGGCTATGATAACAGAGATAAGTGGGAGCTTGTCCTTGGATCACAGTTTGGATGTGTGTACATTGATGAGATTAACACTGCTAATATTGAGTTTGTCAGAGAGATATCAACAAGAAATGATTATCTGATGGCGACGCTGAATCCAGATAATCCTGATTTACCCGTATACAAAGAATTTGTAAACAGGTCAAGGCCTTATAAGAAGTATGAGCAGGATGTTCCTAAAGAAATATTGGATGAACTAAAAGAAAAACCGGTACAAGGATGGAAGTACTGGTTTTTTTCGTTCAGAGATAACTTAAGCTTAACAGATGAGCAGATTGCTAAAAAGATGGAGTCCGCCCCTGCAGGGACAAAGCTTTACAAGAACAAAATTCAAGGTTTACGAGGTAAAGCTACAGGCTTGATATTCCCTAACTTTGATAGAAAAAAGCATGTGATAAGCATTGCAGAGGCTAAGAAGTATGAGTTTAGAAAGTTCAGTGCCGCACTGGACACGGCATACTCAAGTAAAAGCCATGATACAATCGCTATGGTATTTCAGGGCATTACGAAGTGTCGCAAGGTTATAACTCTTACTGAAAAAGTTTATAACAACGCTAATCTTGATACACCCTTAGCACCATCTGATACAGTGCGTAAGTTTATTGATTTTCTTGATGAGAATAAAGATAAATGGGGGTTGGTAAGGGATGTGTTTATAGACAGTGCAGACCAAGCGACCATAACAGAGCTTAATAAGTACAAGAGGCTGAACGGCTCAATGTATAAATTCAACAATGCCTATAAGGCTATGAAGATTATAGACCGTATAAACCTTATGCTTGGGTGGATACAGCAAGGCGCATACTTAGTGTGTGATAGCTGTACAGAGCATCTTAAAGAGCTTGATACATACAGCTGGAAAGAGGATAAGGATGAACCGGAAGATGCAAACGATCATACCATAAACGCAAGTCAGTATTCGTGGATACCATATAAGCATCTTATAGGATTTGAAGAGAAAGAGAGACCGGATGAGGATAATGGAGACTATTAAAAAGAGTATAAGAAGCTGGCTAGAGATACAGCCGGCAGACCCTTACACAATAAAAATAATAGATAGCATAGACTTTGAGACGAACGCTATCCGTAACAAAATCTGGTATCGTGGCGACAGTAATGAACTTGAACAGTTATACGGACAGTTGCTTGAACAAGCGGATAAGTATAAGTTCTGGGCATCAAAAAGTACTCCAGGTCAGGAGATAAGAAAAGTACATACAGGATTACCTGGACTTATTGTGAAAGTACTTACTGATGTAGTTCTTAATGACTTAAATGACTTTGATTTTGAGTTAGATAAAAACAAAAGTCTTTGGGAAGAATTTGATAAAGAAGAGCTATTCTCAGAGCACTTAAACCTTGCACTTAGAGAAATGCTGTACATGGGTGATGGTGCTTGGAAGATAATTATTGATACAAAGTTCAGTCAATATCCAATGTCTGAGTGGGTATCAGGTCTGTATGTAGATTATGTGTATCAATATGGCAGAGTTAAAGAAGTTATTTTTAAGACCGCTTATAAAGAGAGCTATAAAACGTATACGCTGCATGAAATATATGGATACGGATATATAAATTACAGATTGTATCTGGGAGATAAAGAAGTACCGCTTACCACTATTGAAGCGACAAGGCATTTGACTGATTTAGTTTTTGATAAGACGGTTATTTTGGCCGTTCCTGCAAAGATATATTCAAGCAAGAAGTATCCGAATAGAGGTGGTTCAATCTTTGATGACGGCAAGCTTGATAACTTTGATGCATTTGACGAAGCTTGGAGCCAATGGATGGATGCTTTAAGAGCAGGCAGGGCAAAAACGTATATTCCGGAAGGATTGCTGCCAAGAGATCCAAACACGGGGGCGCTTGTAAAGCCGAATGCTTTTGATAACAGATACATAGCCACTGAGGCGAACATGTCAGAAAAGTCAGATAACAGAATAACTACTGAACAGCCGGCTATTCCTCACGATAGCTATTTAGCTTCTTACGTAACGGCTTTAGACCTTTGCTTGCAGGGTATTATAAGCCCGAGCACCTTAGGTATTGATGTTAAGAAGCTTGATAATGCGGAGGCACAAAGAGAAAAAGAAAAGGCTACCCTTTACACAAGAGGCTCAATAGTAAAAGCCTTGCAAAAGGTTCTTCCAAGAGTTATACAGGCTCATTTCGATGCATACAACATACTGAACAAGGCCGTATTGGAAGAAGTAAAGGTTGATGTGAACTTTGGAGAGTATGCAAATCCGTCTTTTGAAAGCCAGGTTGAGACAGTATCCAAGGCTAAGACAGGTGGAATCATGAGCATAGAGGCATCTGTAGATGAGCTTTATGGTGATAGCAAGGATGACGAATGGAAAAAAGAGGAAGTAGCAAGGCTTAAGGCAGAGCAGGGTATTGTTGAGATGGAAGAGCCTGCACTTAACTTAGAGGGGGTATTGATAGATGATAGTATCGATAATGAATCATCAGTACAAAATGTCAAAGGAACAGTACAAGGGGATGTTAAAGCTGGCATCCGAGCAAGTACCTAGTGGTGTGTATGCAATAGAGAAGAACGGATATGCTGAGCTAAGACGAGACAGGACCGAAAGTAAGACAAAGCACAAAGAACTTGTAAGACAGTTCAAGCAATCAGGATTTAAGGTATACAGTAATGAGCCGTCAAGATAATTCTTTAGGTTTTGTAGAACCTGAATATGATATAGGCAAAGCGTTCGACAAGATAGAGAATGAACTCATAGCCTCTATGATCAGGAACATGGATAGGCATAGAGCTGAAGAGCTAAAAGAGGGCTATGACTGGGAAATGTGGCAGGCCTTACAGCTTAAGCAGTTGGAGAAGTATAAAAAGCTAAATGCTGCGAGATTTAAAGGTCGGTTTAAAGATATCAATACCCGGATAGAAGACCTGATTAGAGAGTCCAATAAAAAAGGCTATCTTTCAGAAGAAATAAAGATACTTGATGCTATAAAGCAAGGGTTCTTTGCAAATAAATCGGAGGAAGCTTTAGCAGGTGCATTCTTTAGACTTAATGAGAGGAAGCTTAACGCCCTTGTAAGAGCAACAGTAAAGGATATGAGTACTGCGGAAACTGCGATACTTAGAATGGCTAATGACAGATACCGCAGAGCCATATTTGATGCTCAAGTTTATGCTAATACCGGAGCAGGTACTTACGAGAAGGCCGTAGATATGGCTACAAAGGATATGCTTGCAGCAGGCCTTAAATGTGTTGAATACTCAAATGGAGCAAGGCACACATTAGCTAACTACGCTAGAATGGCCATAAGGACTGCAAATAAGAGGGCATATCTGCAGGGCGAGGGTGCTAAAAGGCGAGAGTGGGGGCTAAGCACAGTTATAGTAAACAAAAGAGGTGGAGCGTGTCCGCTATGTTTACCTTTTGTGGGCAAGGTTATGATAGATGATGTATGGAGCGGAGGAAAGGCTACAGACGGACCTTATATGTTGCTTAGCTCCGCTATATCTGATGGATTTTACCACCCAAACTGTAAAGATAGTCACAGTACTTACTTTCCTATGCTTGACGATAATCCGGTAGCTAGATTCTCAAAAGGAGAGATTAAAGAGATTGAGGAAGGCTACAGACAAGAACAACTTGTAAACTATGCTGATAGACAAGTGAAGAAATATACAAGGTTATCTGAAAATTCACTGGATAGTGAAAATGCAGATAGTTATAGAAGAAAAGTCAAAGTATGGAAAAGTAAATTATATAGGTTTATAGATAAGACAACTGCAAGGAGTTTTTCGATCAATCAATTACCTACAGGTTATAGAGATGAAATACTAAGCATAATAGAAAGTGCAAACCCTATAATTAAAGACATGATAAAACGCAATATGCATAGAATTACTTTTGCTAATTATGAAATATTAGGAGGTGCTTTTTACAATAAGCAAGGTATTTTTGTGAATTTAAGCAAGGATTCAATGAACAGATTAGGTAAATTCAAGTCCACATTCCACGAACTGGGACACTATATAGACGACTTAGAATCATTGACTGATGGGAGTAAATACTTTGAACAGGCGCTATATAATGACTTTCACAATCTTGAAAAAAGTATACGGAATGGGTATAATCTGAATCAAGAAGAAGCATACAAATTTATAAGTTCTCATTTAATAAAAGATTCTTCTCTGCATTCAATATCTGATATAGTAGGTGGCATAACAGACAACGCTTGTGTAGGAAAGTGGGGGCATTTTACAGAAGATTATTGGGTTGGAAACAAATTAAAAAGAGAAGCCTTTGCACATTTTTTTGAAGCAACTATAAGAAATGATACACAAAAGCTCCATCACATAGAGCAGGTTTTTCCAACGGCGTATGATGAATTTATAAAGATAATCAAAGGAGGGAACATATGATACCTGATTTTATATTAAAGGGGGATAAACAAGATGCAGCACTGGAGGCTGCCAGGTGTACTGAACTTATCCAAGAGTATATAAAAGAAATAGGAGGCCCTCTTATTACAGAAAATTCTTATTTGTCCGATGAGGAATGGATAGAAATTCTTGAAGAGTGTCTTAGAACTGGTAAAACTTATTGGGAGGTTACAGGAGAAGAGTATATGGGTGATGATAAGGATACATATTATTGATGTTGATCAAAGCACTTTATGAAGTATAAGGTGCTTTTTTAATACATAGAAAGAGGTGATTACTATAAAAGTAAAGGTAATAAGTGATTTTTATGACTCTACAGCAGATAATATTCTAAGAAGAACCGGAGACATAATAGAAGTCACAGAGGAAAGATTTAAGGTGCTCAATGAGTACAAAGTTGTAGAAAAAATAGAAACTAAGCAAACCAAGGACGCATAAGCGTTCTTTTTTATTGCCCAAACACGATAAGGCTCTAAAAGATGCGTGGCAGGCGACACCTATGACAATGGATTGATGTAGTGGGACACACTAAAAATGGATTAAAGGAGTAATAAACAATGAATGAGAATCAGACAGTGGATGTTCAGGAGCAGAACAATCAAAACCAAGCAAGTATACGGCAGGGCAGTACTGCACCAACTATCGATTATGACAAGATACAGCAGATGCTTAACGGTACATTGGCTGCTAAAGAGGATACAGCATTAAAGGCTTACTTTAAACAGCAGGGACTGAGCCAAGAAGAGCTTGAGCAGGCTGTAGCTACATTCAAACAGCAAAAGGCAGCTAATCAACCGGATGTAACGGCACTTAAGTCAGAGATTGATACTTATAAGCAGCAGGCATTAAAAGCTGAAATAGAAAAAACAGCCTTATTTGAGGTATTGGGTTTAGGAGTTGACGCTAAGACTGCACCTTATGTAATCAAGATGGCAGATTTGACAGGGGCTATAGGTCAAGAGGGAAACATAAATCTGGAAGCAGTAAAAAAGGCCGTTGAAAAGGTGCTTGAAGATGTTCCGGGACTGAAACCGTCAGCGACTCAAACAAGTGGCTTTGTGCAGGTTGGCACAGGTGCCACAGGAGACAATCAAACATCACAGGCAAGTAATGATGCACTGAGAGCAGCATTTGGCCTTAAGTAAGAAAGGAATTAATTATGGCAGTTTACAATTATGCAGAAACATTTTCAAACTTGTTACAGGAAGTTTATAAAAAGGAGCTTTGCTCAGATGCATTGGCAAAGAGTAATCCCGGAGTTGTTTTTATCAACGCACAGACAATAAAGCTTCCAAGGTTGACAACATCAGGATACAAAGACCATACAAGAACACCCGGATTTAATGCAGGTACGCTTCAGAATGATTGGGAGGCTAAGAAGCTTGCTCATGATAGAGATATTGAGTTCTTTGTAGATCCGATGGATATTGATGAGACTAATCTCACATTATCAGTAGCAAACATTCAGAGTACATTTGAATCAGAGCAGGCAATACCTGAGAAGGACAGCTACAGATTTTCAAAGCTTCATGCTGAGCTTACAACTTACCATGGAAGAATTGACACAACAGTTATCACTGCTGCAAACTTCCTTGCAGCATTTGATGAGGAAATGTCAAGAATGGATGAGGCTTCTGTTCCGGAGGAAGGTAGAATCCTTTATGTAACTCCTGCCATGGCTAAGATCATTAAGGAAGCAGAGGGATTACAGAGAGTAATGTCTGTAACTGCTCCAAACAACGTAAACAGAAATGTACATACTTTGGATGACGTTGAGATTAAGAAGGTACCATCTTCAAGAATGAAGACAAAGTATGACTTTACTGACGGTTGCAAGCCGGGAGCAGGTGCAAAGCAGATCAACTTTATCCTTATTCATCCATCTTGTGTAGTTGCAAGGGACAAGTACAGCTATATTAAGTTGTTTACACCTGGCACAGACTCAAGAACGGCAGATGGATACATCTATCAGAACAGAAACTATGGAGATTTGTTCTTGCTTGAGAAGAGAGTAGCAGGATGCGCAATGAACGTGCAGGCATAGGAGGTATAGATGAAAGCGGTAAGGGAGAATAAAGAGTACACAATAACAGAGGATTTAAAGCAGCATTATAAGGATTCAGGCTTTGACATCTATGATGATGAAGGAAACGTAATTGAGTACGGAAGAGGAAAAACAGTAAGTATGGAAGAGCACTTAAAAGCTCTTGATCGTATTGCTGAACTGGAAGAGCAGGTAAAAGCATTTGAAAAGAATGACAGTAAACCTGAAAAGGAAGGTAAGAAGTAGCTATGGCTTATACAGGGTATGTTGATGAACAATTTTATAGAGATGTATATAAGGGTGTCAGCATACCCTCTGATGAGTTGGGCAGTATGCTGATACAGGCTTCAAGACATATAGATTCACTTACCTTTAATCGTATTGTGGCTAAAGGATTCGATAATTTGACAGTATTTCAGCAGGATATCATAAAAGAAGTTGCCTGCAGACAGGCAGACTTTGAGTATGAGAATGCCGATATCATAGATACGGTCTTGCAAGGGTACAGCATAAACGGAGTATCAATGCAGTTTAACGGTAACAGTTGGAATGTGTATGCTGATAAAGGCGTGGCTATTAAAAAAGACCTGTACAGCTTGTTAAGTCAAACAGGTTTAACAAGCAGATTGGTGGGAGCATGAGATACCCGGTATTAGTAGATAAGCGTTTTTGTAAAACAGATATAAAAGTTACTTTAGAGAGGGAAGGGCTTAACAAGTATGGTGAGCCACTTCCCTCTGTTACTTTAAATCTTAAATGTAATTATCAGGATAATGCAAAGACTGTATTAACGGCAGAAAAGAAACTGATACAGTTGTCAGGTAGTGCATTGTTTGTCGGAGATATTTGCCCTGAGCTTTCGGTACTTTCAGGCGGAAGTGTGGAAGTATTAGGAGCTAAAAGACGAATATTCCAAGGATTTAAAGCTAGGAATCCTGATGGCACTGTTAACTATACAAGATTGGACTTGGTGTAAATGGGAGTTATTGTAAGAATCAATCAGCACAGAATAAACGAGCTGAGTGAAACGGCGGTAAAAGCCTTAGAAATGACAGTGGAAGCGGTCCATACAGATATAGGACAAGCTGAAACGGTTCCAATGCGTACAGGAGCGCTATCAGGTGAACAATTCTTTGTTGACTATGAGGATTCAAGAAGAGGATTGGTGAGTTTGGTAAACAGCACCCCATACGCAAGAAGGCTATATTACCATCCTGAATACAATTTCCGAAAAGAGTTTCATGCAAATGCGGGAGCTCTTTGGTTCGCACCATACCTTGCAGGAACAAAAAAGGACTTTGCAAGGCGAACATTTGCGACACTATACAGAGCCTTAGGAGGTACATAATGGTTTACTTGTCAGATGTAAGAGATTTTATATCATCCTTGAATTTTGTTGATGATGAGCATGTGTACAGTGGCAAGCTTGAAGATAAAAAAGATAAATCAGTAGGAGTTTATAGCAGAAAGACAACTACTCCGGATAACATCCCTCTAGGTGGTCTGATACAAAAGAGCTTTGATTTTAAGCAGATATCTATACTTGTCCACTGGAATAAAAGTCAAAGAGACACTGAAAAGGCAGCGGTAGAATTATTTAGGCTCTTGCAAAAGCAAAAGGATTTTGTTATTGGGCAAAAAAGAGGCAAGTTCATACTTATGGGCATGAGTGAGCCACAAAGCGTAGATACAGATGATAACGGCATCTATGAATATGTCATATGGTGCGATATTTACTATGAAAGAGAGGAATAAACAATGGCAGCACAAACAGGAGTATTTCCGGTTTATGAAAACCAGTTTAAGATAGGCGCAGACAAGGCAACAGCTACAACTATAGCAGATATGGAGACATTTTCAGTGTCTTTCAGTAACGGTGTTGAGACTTGGACCCCTATGGAGCATAAGGGATGGCAAAGAGCCTTAATGACTGCAAAGGCCGTAACAATCACTATAAACGGCAAGAGAAACAAGGGTGATACGGGCAATGACTTTATCGCTAAAAAGGCATTTACAAACGGTAGAGATTCAGAAGGGTATTTTTGCTGGACATTCCCTGACGGCACCACAGTTGAATGGGATATGGCCGTGTTTGACGTAAAGAACATGGGAGCAGGAGACTCAACCAATGTAGCACCTCTTGAGTTTGATGTGATCAGTAACGGCAAGCCTAAAGTAACACCGTCAGTATAGGAGGAAGAAAATGAGTAAAGTAATAGATATTACGGATAAGCTAAGTTTTGAGGGTAATCCTAAGCTTGTTGTAAAAGGCGTTGAGTTGGAAGTCAATTCTGACGCTCCAACAGTACTTCTTTTCATGCAACTCATGGGCAGAATGGACGAAGCTAAAGACGATATGGATGCCAATACACTGCTTAAAGCTTATGATCTTTTATTCTCAGAGGAGACAAGAGAAAAGATAAAAGAGCTGGGGGTAGATTTCAAAGATTTGATGGTCATTGTGCAATCTGCAGTTGGACTTATAAATGGCGGAAACAACGAGGGGGAAAATTAGACCCGTATTATGATTTATTTGAGGACTACGACTTGATCGTGTCCTCTTTTTTATCGCAATACGGGGTCAGATTAATGAACCAAGATTTTAAAGAAATGCAGTGGGATGAGTTCAAGGCGCTTTTAGCAGGAATATCTCCGGATACTGCTCTTGGCAGAATTGTATCAATAAGAGCAGAAGACGATAAGAATATTCTTGATAACTTTACTCCGGAGCAACATAAAATCAGGAATGAGTGGAGAAAGAGAAGAGCACAAAATAAGACTGATGAGGAGAGAAATGCTTTCCTTGACGGTTTGAAGGAAGCATTTATTAAGATGGCAGGAGGTGACTAATGGCAGGAGCTAGAGCTGGATCAATACAGCTTGATTTGGAACTAAATCGAAGAGGTTTCGACCAACAGCTTAATAGCTTAAGTAATGTAGCAAAAAAAGCCGGAATGGCCTTGTTTGCCGCATTTTCTGTGAAGAAGTTAGTTGATTTTGGCAAATCTTGTATTGAGCTTGGATCAAATCTTGCAGAGGTGCAAAACGTTGTAGATGTTACATTTACACACATGTCTGACAGGGTAGATAAGTTTGCTAAAGATGCAGCGGTCAACTTTGGTCTATCAGAGACAATGGCGAAGCAGTATATGGGTACTATTGGTGCTATGTCTAAGTCTTTAGGCTTTTCAGAAAAGGCTGCATATGAGATGAGCGAGGGAATCGCTTCACTTGCAGGAGATGTTGCATCTTTTTATAACATCTCTCAGGATAGCGCTTTTGACAAATTGCAATCCATCTTTACCGGAACAATAATTCCTCTTCGTGAGTTCGGTATAAATATGTCTCAGGCAGCGCTACAGGAATATGCGCTCAGAAACGGAATCACAAAATCAATAGATGCCATGTCAGAGCAGGAAAGGGTAATGCTCCGATATAGATTCGTAATGGACGGGTTAAAGGATACGCAAGGTGACTTTCTTAGAACATCTGGCGGATGGGCTAACCAAGTTAGAGTATTAAAGCTTCAATTTGATTCTCTTAAGGCTACAATCGGACAAGGACTTATTAATGTATTCCTTCCTGTTATTAAGATGATAAATGGTCTTATAGGCAAACTAATGTCTTTAGCCAACGCATTTAGGTCGTTTACAGAGATGATATCGGGTAAAAAAGCGTCCGCAGGCGCAAGTGTTGCCAAGGCTGCAAGTGATATCAACGATATGGCAGGCGCTGCAGGTGGGGCGGAAGATGCTTTGGGTGGTACTGGCAATGCTCTCAAAGGTGCAGGAGACAAAGCTAAAAAGGCTGCGAAAGATATAGCCAATGCTACTGCAGGCATAGATGAGCTGAATATAATCAGTAAGCCTGAAGGAGCTTCCGGGGGATCAGGATCCGGAGGCGGAGCAGGTGGTGGCGGAGGCTACAACGCTGATGACTTTGACATGGGAAAACTTGCTGAAGGTGAGGGGGAAGTTGACGGATTATCTGGTAAAATCAAAGGCCTGATAGATTATGCAAAAGAACTCTTTGGGCTGTTTAAAGAGGGATTTAAAGTAGGACTTGGGGACACCTCGGTATTCGACTCTATAAAAAAATCAATAGAGTCTATAGGAGATAGCGTTAAAGATATATTCTTATCTCCCGAGGTACTAAGTGCAGCGGATAAGTTTGCTAAGGCGACTGCATATTCATTGGGGCAGATGGCAGGAGCATCTGTAAGCATAGGCCTTACTATAGCTGACAATATCCTGGGCGGAGTATCAAAATACCTGGAGCAGAATAAAAAAAGAATAAAAAGTTATTTTGTAGACATGTTCAACATAGGTACAGAAGTAGCAAAGATAAGAGGGAATTTTGCTACTGCAGTGGCTAATATATTTACGGTATTCCGTGGGGATAGTGCTAAACAGCTTACAGCAAATCTGATAGGTATCTTTGCAAGTACCTTTATGGGTCTGACTGAGATTGTAGCAAAGTTTGGAAGAGATCTTACTAACCTTATGACTGCTCCGATTATCGAAAATGCAGAAGCTATAAAAGATACACTTGAGAGCCTTGTTATGGCTGTATCAAATATTTACGGTACAGGAAAAGGCATTGTAGACCATTTCATGGAGTCATTAAATAAGACCTATGACGCTCATGTAAAGCCTTTTGTGGATTCGGTAGCTGAAGGGGTATCAAAGATAGTGGCTGTATTGTTAAAAGCTTATAACGACAATATAAGGCCTATTGTGGACTTAATAGGAGCGAAGTTTGGAGAGTTTTCCGAAAAACATTTAAAACCATTGATAGATAGATTTATGGAGTTTGCAGGAAAAATCATAGATGTAATTGCAAAACTATGGAATTCAATTCTTGCTCCATTCATTGCATGGTTTATAGAAAATTTTGGACCTCCTATAAAAGCAGGATTGGAAGGGATAATAAATATATTCTTTACTCTCCTAGGGCATGTTACGGATATAATAAACGGTTTGATTACTGCATATACAGGTTTGATTGACTTTATAGTCGGTGTTTTTACCGGCAATTGGTCATTGGCATGGGAAGGCATTAAAACTATTTTTTTCGGCATTTGGGAAATGATGAAAAATCGACTAACTGCGATACTTGACTTAATGGCCGGATTAATCATAGCAAACCTCAATAACGTACTGGCAAGGTGGACGTTTGCTTGGAATGCTGTAAGAGATCTTGCTGTAAATGTATGGAATTACATTAAGGATTATATAACAAATACCTTTAACGCAGTAAGAAACCTTATAGGAAGTGTATTGGAAGCTATAAAATCAGCTTGGAATAGTGCATGGGATGTTGTAAAGAATAAGACTAATGAAGCATGGAATAATATAAAAAATTCCATCACTACCACTTTTAATACGGTAAAAACCGGAATAGACAACACTCTAAACAGTATAAAAACTGCTTGGACAAATGTGTGGACAAGCGTTAAGACCACAACGGAGAGTATTTGGAACGGTATTTGGTCAGTGATAAAGGGTGCTATAAACAAGATTATTGGCGGAGTTGAAAATATGGTTAACTCGGTTGTTAGAGCTATCAATACATTAATCGAGGGAATTAACAATGTGGCCGATAAGGTACCGGGTATAAAAGGAGACACCATACCAAAGCTTAGAGAAGTGAGACTTCCAAAGCTTGCGCAGGGCGGTTTTGTAAAGGCCAATACACCGCAACTTGCTATAATTGGAGACAATAAAACTCAAGGTGAGATTGTAGCTCCTGAGGGCAAATTGCAAGAAATGGCGGATAAAGCTGCAAGGTCAAACAGTGGTAGTGGATCAGCAGAACAGATGGATAAAATGATAGATTTGATGTCTACATTAGTGTCATTAGTAGGTGGATTAGATTTAACATTGAATCTTGATGTTCGTGAGTTTACGCAAAGACAGGATGAACTAAAGAACCGCTTAGGGTACAGAATGACTTAGAGGTGGAATATGAGTTTTTTAATTATAAACAACACAGAAGTACCTGCTCCGGATGTCGGAGCTACTCTTACGGTTGCAACCAACGTAGATGCGGGAAAGAATGCAAATGGAACTTTTGTAGGGCAGAAAGTAGGAAGAGACCAATACAAGATTGATTCTTTGCAATGGTCTTTTCTTACTGCTACAGAGTGGAGTACTATACTTAGGTTATTTGATGATTTTCGTGTGGTTGCCAGATTCCCCGATATGGTAAATAACAAATTTACAACACGAATACTTTATCCGGGTAATCGTACTGCTATCCCTATTGAATGGGATGATGACGGACTTCCAACAATGTATAAATCCTGCAAAGTAAATCTAATAGATTGTGGAGAATTGTGATGCAAAACTGTAGTAATGCGTATAAACAGCAGATAAAAAAACACTATAGAAATCTTGCACACATGGCGGTTTCTATAGGTGTAATAAACCAAGAAGCACAAGAAGATGCAGCGGTTGATAAAAGAGAAGAATACACATACTTCTCAGACTTAGAGAAGTTGCTTTCAAATTTTGAAGTAAAGAATCCATATGCAACATTAGAAGAATCATTTACTAAAGTAGATGGTTCTTTTTTCTTTTTGCCAAGGAACGAAAGCAGGCATAATTTAGCAAATCAAGGGGTAGTATCTGAAGGAGTTATACGTTTCGATTTTACAAAGCCTTTCGATATAAAAGGACTAACAATAGAGTTTGCTCATGTGTATCCATTGAATTTTACAGTAACAACGAACAATAAGTCAGTGACTTTTGAGAATGCCGGAACATTCTTTAAGACAGATGAAATATTTAACGGTACAACTTTTATAGAAATTAAAGCAAACAAAATGCTTTATGAACACGCAAGGTTCAGAATCTATAGAATGATTATGGGATTTGGAGTGTACTTTGATAATCGTAAGATTATAGGATCTACAAAGAAAGAGCACATCAGTCCTATCATGGAGGATTTGCAGACTCTGGACTTCTCCATGGACGTGGAAAATAGAGACCGTACATATGATGTCGAGAATGATAAGAGTACTATAAACTTCCTTGAGGTCGGACAGGATGTCTCTATCCGTTATGGATATGAGCTTGATGATGGCACAGTGGAGTGGTTTCAGGGTGGAAAACTTAAATTATCTAAGTGGAGCTCAAACGATATAAAGCTATCCATAAGTGCAAAAGATAGGTTTGATTCTCTTGATGGAACTTATCAAAAAGGAATACACAAAGAAGAGGGCGCAAGTCTTTATGATTTGGCAACAGATGTATTCCTCGACGGTGGTGTAGATGTAAGAGATTTTGAAATAGATCCATATCTAAAAAGCATATTGATACAGAATCCAATTCCTGCCATAAAACATAAGGAAGCATTACAGCTTATAGCAAATGCGGGAAGATGTATTTTGTATCAGGATAGATATGGAAAAATAATATTAAGAAGTGATTTTATGCCGGAGATGTCGGCAACTGCAGAGAATAAAACAAGATTTACAAATATGCAAAATCTGCTGCATTCCAACGCAAAAAGCCACTATGCAAATCTGACACAAGGTTATACAAGGGTAGATGACAAGGCCTACTTCTTGCCTAAGGGCAATGACTATTTGAATACCGGGTATATCAGTGAGTCTGTATCTAACGCTGATGGAAGTTTTACCAATATGCCTAAAATAACAATTCAGATGGAGCATGGATTTACAGTATATGGCCTTAGAATGCTTTTTCATGAATACGCTCCTGAGAAGATGTCTTTAGCATTTTTTTATCAAGGCAATTTGCTTGATACTATGGACGTCAACAATGCAGATTTAGACTTTAAGATACTGCAACAACTACCCTACATGGATAAATTGGTTGTATCGTTTATTAAGCAAAGCCCTAATACAAGAGTAGTTCTTGATAGCATAATATTCGGGGATTTAACAGACTACCGATTTACATATGGGGATGAGCTAAAAGAATACCCGGTAGGAACTATAAGGGAAAAAACTCAAAGAATAAGCGTAGTAACCAGAAAATACAATAAAAGCAATGAAGCTGAAAAAGAGCTTGTACATGAGAAAGTCAATCAGACTGAGCAAGAAAAAGAATATGAGTTTTATATGAACTCTCCCAGCTATGGCTATAGAGCAAGTGCAACAGGCCATAATGTGGAGATTATAAAAAGCTCATGCTATATGGTCAGAGTAAGGGTACAGGGTGCAGGCCTCGTGGATCTAAGCATAACAGGGTATGAATATCTTATATCAAATGGCTCAATTGCTATAGAAGTCAATCCATCAGGAAGAACTTTAAACTGGGAAAATCCTTTGATATCTACTGACGAACATGCTATCAAGGTAGGGGAATGGATGAAACCTTTCCTTGCGTCAAACAGAGACTATTCATTAACTGATAGAGGAGAGGTAAGGCTTGACGGAGCTGATCTGGCTTACTTAGATAGCAAACATGAAAAAGATATGCTCATAAAGCTTACAGACTACACTATGAACTTTAACGGTGCCTTTTCAGGAAGTGCAAAAGGAAGGAGGGTATAAATGTGGATTAATCCTAAAACTGATTGGGAGACAAACTCTCGTTTTGATATGAGGGATTATAACAGAATAAAGAACAACTTAGATTATTTAAAAGAATTGTTCCTTACTTTGCAACCGTCTGTACCTTGGCAAAACATGGGAGCGGATAAAGGCTATACAGACTATCCGTATGCTGACGACATAAACAGATTTGAAGATAATTTGGATACTCTGAATAAAAACTTTATAAACTTAGAAATCGGAGATAAAAAGACCTTTTACGAGAATCAACCCTTCGTAGATTTTAATGAGCTAAATAGGATAGAAAAGGGTATTCAAGTATTGTACGAGCATCTGTATGGTAGCTCACAAAGTAGGCCTATGTTGAGATTTACTTTAAACGGAGGAATTTTTTAATGGCACTGAAAACCAATTATAAAGACGCTGTGTTTTCCGGCGAAAGAAAATACCAGGAGATTTTCAACCCTGACGGCACAAAATCCTTTACTGATAGAACGTCATACACAACACAAGGCGATAGATTTGGGGCGAACGATATCAATGCAACAAATAGAGCAGTAAACGCTCTGGCGAACTCAAAAATCGTAGAAATAAAAGCTGCGAGCTGGGCCCCAACAGGTATATGTACTCAAAGGGTGAACATTCCCGAGATGAAAGCAACGGATACCCCTATTGTAAGTCATTACTTTGCAGGAAATGTTACAGATGCAAATCTTATAAAGAGAGCTTGGAAAGCCTACAGTTGCGTGGATATGGTCGAAACTTTTGACGGATATATGGTCCTTACATGTTACAGAAAGAGACCTACAGACAACTTTTTAATACTTGTAAAGGGGGTGGGAGTGAATGGCTAAAGCGCTACTTATGTCAGGCGGAGTCGGTGGAGTTACATCGGATGATGTGACAGCGAAAAGGTGGCACGTGGTACAGGGATTTACAGCACTTACGAGTGATAGCGGTGACGAGCCGGCAAATGGAGAGTTGGCCAATAAGGGCAACGGTGGAGCGCCTAACGGGGTTATTTGCCCGGAAATGTTTTACTATACTTCTGAAAATGCATATGTTGCAAGATTTGACGCAGGCGCTTACTACAACACGGGCGAAAGAGGTCAATGGAAGCCGTATGTATCAGTGCCAATATGGATGGCTAAACAGGCGACAAATTATCACCCCGAAAAAACCTTATCAGACACAGTGACATGCCAAGAGCGAGGTACTGTCAAAATGATAGATACTAAGCTGAATAACTATACTAACAATCAGGCACGAAACATAGGCATAGACTACAGCAGAGGAAAACTGTGGATGGAATTAGGTCATGGCAACGCTTACTACTATAGAGATGATAATACTCCACATGTCGAAATTGACTCGACTAATTTTGGAGATGTAACTGCGGATAAGGTTATGAGAGGCTTTACTGCAACAAGTAAAAATGGAGTAAAATTTGCGGGTACAATGCCTGATTTGCAATCTGGTAGAACGGTTTTTAACGGAGCCACTTTCGATAATGAATTAGTGTCGGGAGTGGCGTCAAAGAGCTTTCACTTTAATAGAGAACTTTATAGCTATCAAATAGCCAGTGGTTATGGCTACAGTGGCGTATATGGTGGTGGCATGAATTTATCATTAAGAACCACATCGCCTGAACTGAGAGGCAGGAAGATAGGCTGTATACTATCACAATCAAATAATTTAACCCCCTTCAGACGTATCATTGTGGATTATAAGACTACAGGTAGTATATCAGGAAATCCTACTATAAACTTTTATGCGTTTATTGCACCTACAAGGGCATTAGTGCGGTCAGGCTTTGAATTCAACGGTGCAAGAGTTGATGGCTTTTCACAGATATCCACTCAAGTTATGGCTTCAACAAGACAAGGACAATTAGTCATAGATACAAGCAACATAAACGAACAGGCGTTTTTAGGATTTTACGCCTCTGCAAATACAAGAGGAGCAGAGGATTTCAACGGAGCTATTCAGATAACTAAAATAGAGTTTTTTAACTAGAAAGGATTTATTGCTATGAAATACACAGTCGTATATAAGAATAACGGAGATGTCTTGGCGGTTATATCTGAGCAGTCGGATATCAAAAATATAAAGATTGATACATTTGATATACCGGATGGACATATCATAGACAACATAGACACGAGCAAGGCAGAGCATACTGCTGTCACCCATGCAACAGGCATGGTAAGCGCAGATAAGCTTGAGAAACAGGCTAAGTCTATCACTATGCTTGAAAAAACAGTAATGGAGCTTACAAGCCTTGTTATGGGCGATGAATCTATGAAAGATGATGTTGAACAATAATGCGATGGCTATATATAAAGCTATACATTTTGTTAGGATATATTATTTGTTTTTCAGAAAGAAAGGAAAAAAATATGAAGTTTAAAAATTTAGCATTGTTTTATGTAAACCTTATACTTGAAGGTAAGTGTACTTACGCTGATGTTCCTAAGCGACTAAAATCATACGTTAAACAGGTTGCTGTAGACCTTGGGGTATGGGAGATAGTAGAGGGTGGCACAGAGGACTCAACTGCTACCCCGTCAAATGCCACACACGAGGAGTAAGCACAGTGTTTTTACAAGATTTATCAGATGTTAGCAGGGTGATACATATTATCACCCCTTTTTTAACAATACTAAGTGTGGCTGTGGAAATCGCTCCTATAAAAATCAATCCATGGACCACCATTTTCAAATACGTAGGCGGCATTATCAATCGTGGAGTATATAAGAAGCTTGATAGCATAGAGCTTGCTACACAAAAGAATGCGCAGTCTATAGAGGATATAAGAAGCGACATGGAGTCTAGATTTAATGCTTACGACAAGCAAGATAAAGAATATCAGGCGGTAGGCATGCGAAATGAGATTATAAATTTCGCTGAAAATTTAAAACTTGGCAGGATTTATTCCGAAAAGCAATTTGAATATATACTTGATGTCATATCTAAGTATTATATTCATTGCGATACTTACAAAATCAAGAATCACTACATTGATGAAGCGCATGACTTTATCAGAACAGAAGCAAGAAAACAATACGAAGAGATTAAGAAAGGACATAGATAATGAAGAATGGATATTTAAGCAGATGGGCAAAGGCAGCAGGAGTAAGAGCATTAAAGACGGTCGCTCAGACTGCAGTAGCAACGATAGGTACTGGATCAGTTATAAGCACAGTAGATTGGAAGCTTGTAGTTAGTGCTTCCGTAGTGGCAGGAGCACTGTCTATACTCACCAGCATAGCCGGGCTTCCTGAGGTAGAGTAATGTAGTGAGGGCTTCGGCCCTCTTTTTTAGTGCAAGAAAGGGAGGAAGAAAACGATGGATAATGCATATGCAGCAGGTAAGAAGCTTCTTTGTGGAAGCTATACGGAGTACACTCCTTCAGGAAAAGGAAACTTTGTAAAAATGGGCTGTTGGGGCAAGGAGCCAAAAGTCGGGGCTATACCTTACTTTTACAGCCCCAATATGGGACGTGTAGCTCATGTGGGAGCAGTGATAAAGGCAAATAAAAAAGGCGATGTATATAATATAGTGACAATAGAGGGCAACACATCTGCAGGCTTTTTCAATCGCAATGGCGGTTGTGTGGCCATAAAGACATACGAATTTACACTTGATCAAGTTGGAGGGAATAATCGTATAAATGGATTTGGCTATCCTCTTTTTGACGATGATACCTGTACGGTAGAAGATTTTATAGATACGCTAAAGGGTGAAGTAGGGTATGTAGAAAAAGCAAGCAATAAGGATTTGGAGGGTAAGTTGACAAATCCGGGAGATAAAAACTACACAAAGTATGGGGCATGGTACGGCGATAATGGAGCCTACTGGTGTCAGCAGTTCATATCATATTGTGCCTACAAGGCTTGCAAGAGACATAAAAGAGAAGAAGCCACAGTATGGGAGTACATACAAGGTAGATGGAAGTACAAGCTGTACGGTCAGTATGTAAAAGGTCAGTGGCTTGAGATTGCAGGTCGATGGTATGTATTTGACGAAGCTGGCAATGCTATAGAAAAGTGGTTCAAGCAGGACGAGGATTGGTATTACTTAAATCCTACTGATTGCGCTATGCTATCGGGTCAGTGGTTACAGATAGACTATGACTACTACTATTTGACTAGATCGGGAGTGATGGCACGTAATACATATATAAAAGATACTCAAAGAAATGTTTATTGTTGGGTAGGAGCAGATGGCAAGTATTTAAAAGAGTACGATACCGCTAATCCTAATATTGATAAATACGGAGTGGCAGAGTAATACTTGATGTCGCAAAAATGTCGCACTAATTTACAATAAGCCTTATAAATAGCCGATTTATATGCTAAATACAGAGTGACTTTTAATCAAGTTGTCCCGGGTTCGAGTCCCGGGTGTCTCAGGAATACAAAAG